GGTACTGATAGCTGGACACGTTTAGCTAAAGGTACAGCAGGTCAAGTTCTTAAGATGAACTCAGGAGCTACGGCACCTGAATGGGGAACTGATAATAATGATACTTTAACTGAAGAGCAAGTAGAAGACTTTGTAGGAGGTATGGTAACTGGTAATACTGAAACAGGTATTACAGTAACATATGAAGATAGTGATGGTACATTAGATTTTGTTGTAGATGATACAACTAAACTACCTCTAGCAGGTGGTACAATTACTGGTGATGTAACCTTTGATAATGCTACTAATGCTGGTAATGATTTGACATGGGATATGTCAGATAATGCATTAGAGTTTGATGATAACGTTAAAGCTACATTTGGAGATGGTGCGGACGCAACTATATATCATAGTGGAAGTCATACTTTTATTACAAATGGAACTGGTTCTTTAATAAGTCAAGGAGATTCTATTGTACTTAGAAGTGCTGGACAAGAGAATTATTTAGTAGGTACTGCTAATGGAGCTGTTGATCTTTACTATGATAATGTAAAAGAATTTGAAACCAAATCAGGTGGTGTAAAACTAAATGGACACTCTGAGCAAGCTGTTAATGCTTTAGGTAATACTACAGGAAGTACAACTATTGACTTTAGTGTAGCTAATATAATAACTGCTACATTAACTGGAAACACAACCTTTGCTAACCCAACAACTGAATCAGTCGGTCAGTCAGGAAGTATTATTGTTACACAAGATGGTACTGGTAGTAGAACATTAGCTTGGGGAAGTCAGTTCAAATGGGCTGGTGGGACAGCACCAACTCTCTCAACTGCTGCTGCAGCTGTAGACAGAATTGATTATCTTGTAGTAGCTGCTGATACTATCCATTGTGTAGCTAGTTTAGCGATGGCATAATATGTTTGATACTTTAACACGAATGGGTGCTGCCGGAGCTGGTGGTACCTATGAAATCGAGAAATCAGTTAGGTTTAATAATAATGCTGATGATTCTCGCTTTGAATGGACTCCTAGCGGGGCAGGTAATACAAAGGTTTTTACTTTTAGTTGTTGGGTAAAAAGAACATTATTAGGTGTTAATAACCAATACTTAATTAGAACAGATACTACTTTTACAGATCGAATTAATTTTGATGCTAGTGATCGTCTGGTATTAATGTGTAGAGATAATAATCTCTTATATACAACAAGAAAATTTAGGGATACTTCAGCTTGGTATCACATACTAGTAAATACCAATACAGGTAATGGAACAGCAGGAGATAGGCATCAAATTTGGATTAATGGTGTTAGAGAAACAGCGTTTGATGCAAATAATAATCTGAATGATTTAACGATTGCTATGAATGCCGCAGGTGATCACCATATTGGAGGAGATGGATCGGATGGATTTGGTGGCTATATGGCAGAGGTACATCTGATTGATGGACAGCAGATAGATGCCAGTAATTTTGGTGAAACAGATCCAGATACAGGGCAATGGATTCCTAAAAAGTATTCAGGAACATACGGAACAAATGGTTTTTATCTTGATTTTAAAGACAATTCAGGAACTACATCAACAACCCTAGGTAAGGATTCTTCTGGTAATGGTAATAACTTTACTCCTCAAAACTTCTCAGTTGCCACTGATGATGAGATAGCTTGTGATTCATTTAGTGATACACCAACTAATAACTGGTGCACTATGAATGTAAATAATAATCCTAATGGAGCAACAATAAATAACGGTGGGTTAGAAGTTAATCTAGCTTACCCTCATGGTGATAATGGTGTATACGCTAGTTTCGGTGTAACATCTGGAAAATGGTATTGGGAAGCAAAATGTACAAGTGCAGGAAATAGAGGTCAAGTTGGTGTAACTGATGCTGGACATAAATCTGGTAGTAATTCAGGTTATAACTACTCAGTTGCAACAAGACATACAGGATCAACTTCTGATACTAGTGGAACTTCTAATAGTAATTTAGATGCAGTAATAGATTCTGGTAACTGGGTTACTTTCTGTTTTGATGCTGATAATGGTCAGATTTGGTATAGCAGGGAAGCAGCTCCAAATATTTCAGGAACAGCTAATGTAACTGGTTTAACTTTAGGTCCGGGTAGATCATGGCAGCCACATATTAGAGAGACTGGTAATCCAGTTTCTAACTTTACTTTTAATTTTGGAGCTAGTGCTGCAGGGTTTAAATATGGTCCGCCAAATGATGATTATAAACCATTAAATGCAGCAAACCTACCTGAACCAACAATTAAAAAACCTACTGATTACTTTAATACTGTTCTTTATACATCTAATGCTACTAATGGGAAAACTGTAACGGGCGTTGGATTTTCTCCTGATTTATTTTGGGCAGCTAG